TCTGGCACGGAAATAGCAAGATTCGTACAACGTGTTGGAGAGATCGGTTATCATACCGACCTCTTCCGGTGACACTGCCTTGGTACAACCAAGGTGGCTCCTCGGGTGTTTGATCGTCCTGATCAAAACACCGTCGCAATATTCAACTCCACACGATTCATAGTACTTACCAGAAGAGAAACTCTTTTCCTGGTTGACTATGAAACCGAGGGATGTAAGAATACTGACGACGAGATGATAAATCTCAGAGGGACAAATGATGTCGTCACCGTAGACGGAACAGCCAGAGGCTGCCCCTTGGCCGGTCTTACCAAAGTGTAACCTATACGCTAGTTCAACGATAGATGCAAAAACAAAGCATTCTATCGGAAAACAAAGCGCGGAGCCCATGGGTGCATATTTATCGAACGATCGAACATCCCCTGAAATGGATGTTCGGGTCGAGCGACATCCAAAGAGATACCTTTGTAGGGGTAGCCCTTTGGTTAACGCACTCACAAGTCTCCAGGAAACACTATCCGAGGCATCTGACAAGTCAATAGTCGCTAGACCCAAGTAATAAGCTTGGGCACAGAGACTTCTATTCTGATCTTGAGAATAGATGTTGACATACGCAGATAGGGGATGTTTCGCCCTATGAGTGTACTCAACTAATTGACGAGCGACTCCTTGTTGGAGGTATTGCAACCAGGCAGGTTCCATACAAATCGTACGGTCCTTTCCTGCTTGCTTTGGAACGAATACTAATTTGGCGACCCTACTCGGGTTACCAATCGGTATATCGTTACAAGTCTCCAAGTTTGGATATCGAAAGCAGATGCGGGCAGCACGATCCTGTTCCAAGTTCGCCCATTTGGTGGCGCGGACTCGGCCAGAATCGGCTGTCGACCCGGATCCATGTCGCGGCAGAAACGGTTCATGGAGCGCGAAATCCGCGAACCATTCAAACCAGATCTGCCTCAGTGACGAGACGTGTTCGTTATGTTCGAAATCAACCGAACATAAACGAGCATCCGCCTGGATGTATCTATCTTTCCCTATTTCGGGGGATTGGATACAGACAGGAAGTCTTTTTAAGAAACCGAGGAATGTTACCACGGTGTTAAAAAGACGACTAGGATGCACACAGAGACTGGTTTCTACTGCATGTGTTACAGCAGAAAGAATCCCTCTCGTCCACCGAAGTTTCGATTCCTTAAAAGGAATCTGCTCCCAGGAACCAGAACTAACAAGTTGCTGGCGTATCCAGGAGCAAGCTTCGATGTATCCTAGCGCATCGCCGGTTTCAATTAGACTGTTCAACAGCCTTTTGAAACCACCGACTACACGAGGATCTGAACATGGTTGGTCTTGCATCAGTATCTCATACGCGAGCCAAAAGGAGAAAGAGAAACTCTTCTTATCCTTCTGACTCATACGCGAAGAGACACTGACCCGTCCCGAGAGACTCAGAACAGGATTTTCCCGTTGAACGGGATCTTGTTTTGGGTGTCTCACGGGTGGAGACCGCGTTACGGCTCGGGCAGTGGCCCGGGGGGCACTGCCAGAGGGTCGAAGTTGCGCGTGATCCCATGCAGGATACTACCGAGACCTGAAGGCAGGTCCTGGTTAGTACCGCATAGGGCGCCGAGCAACCGACACACCAGTCCGGCGACCGCGGTCGCATCAACTGCGACATGTTGCGGCAGCTTAAGGACGATGTGAGCAGAGACGGGGAGGTACGCACTCGGGGTTGCAATCCCGTCGCGCATCGCCCACGTCTCAGCGACCTGGACGAGGTAGTTCAGTCCCTGAATACCGGCCTGGCCCTCAATTGGGCTCAGAGCGATATTCTTGAACATGTCGGGCACAGCGGCAGCCGAAAACTTCACGTAATTCGGCTGGTCGATGTTGCACAACACGTTCTGGTAGACTGTCTCACCGGGATTGTCCGTACGCAAAACATACGGGACAGCGGTGAGAGTACCCGTTCCATCGTAACCGCGTGGCGTCATGGCAGAGTCAAGCAGATCGATCTCTTGACTAGTGCCAGTCACCAGGGATTCGCTCATGAGGAGCGACCTCCTTCCCCATTTAAGGGGTACTCTCTTAAAGAGAGCTGGAGCCTTGACGCTGTCGTTGATCACGCATCAATGCGTTGAATCAACAATGCAGCACCTGTCAAAGCTTGCTTCCGTGGGTCACGGAAGCGGACGCCGAACCACACATCCGGAGGGAAGACCAATAGCACCTTCCTCTCGTAAGTCGAAAACTCGATATCAATACCCAACTCATGAGTCGGATATTGAATCTTGCGGGTAATCCGCCTGGTATGACGACGAGCAAGAACCATGTACTTAAACGGCAGCCTTTGCTGCACGTTGTTAAGTTCCACGTTCCTGATCGCGTCCCCCAAGGGGAATATCCAATCGACTACGAAGGAGTAAGGCACCATATCCCACAAGTCAGTGAGTCGCGGTGTAAGGCGGAGTAAGTTGAGTGTATCTAAAAACCCATCACAGGTTTTAAGATCTACTCCATAGCACACTTTGGCGCTATAGCTGACAGCGTTATACGTATCGCCGTCATCAACTACCTCCGTATTACTAGCTCTGCCGATCATCCCGATATTCTCGAGACGATCGCGGAGATTGCGACCACTCTTGAGAAACCCAATCAACTTTTGGATCTCACCTGCGTCCATGAGGTTTGTTTGTACTAGGTATTTCCACATAAGGTGGACATTCGCTAGATACTTAAACATTCCAAATATACCAGGTTGGATCTTGACAAGTGATTGCAGCGCTTTGATAGCGCTGAGAGGCTCTGCCATGTCTGATGCCATCTCGAGCCAATTACAATTGGCTAGAGATATGTCATCAATAGCATCGTAGATACTCTTGTCTCTCGAGGTGTTGTCCCACTTCGCTTTGTTCATTTCTGTCACTTGTTGGTTTAACCAACTAGTAATAGAACCTGAACCTGTTGGCCACAGATCCCCCCTTGGAAAGGGGTACTGGGCTTCGACGATGTTAACATCGGCGACATAGGGGTGGTTGGCGATGCTGAGGCGCTTTTGCTCCTCATCATCCCAAACCTGCCAATCAACAGATACAGGTGAACATTCGAAGCAGTCATACAGATCCGTATGCGACCACTGGTCTTCGATTACGCGACAACGTACGAGGAAGCTGAAGGAATGGATCCCGAAAAGATCCCTACCTTGCGGCTCCTCAATGTTGCGTTGAAGCTGCCAGCGGACATCATACTGGAGATAGAGATGGGTATCTGTTCGCTTCGCCAGTACATCTATGTACAACCTGTAAACAAACCGAGTCGGATCGTCGGTTTGCTCAGGCTGACACATATGTGTACCGGTCGAAGTTGGCAGACACCAAACAGTACGTCCCAGGTTAGGCGCATAACGTGCAAATGCGTTAGGCGTCGTCTGGTAACGTCCTGTGTGCTCTGTCGATAGCGAGATTTGTCCCTCAACATAAGTATGTTGACAGGGTTTCTCGTTAAAGTCCAGAGAACTTGCAGCCCATCTCTCCCCTTCGTTCTTGAGTGACTCAAGTCTCAATGACCTAGCCGCAAAAGGCCCGATATCCATTATCGGGAATTTTGTCGGCACATCAGTTGAGCGAACCTGAAGATAGGTTCCGAACGAAGTGTCTGATATGTTTACAACATGACTAATGGGAGTCTCCTCCTTTCGTGTAGTTGAGTAGAACCC